GTCCCTACCAGCCCCGGAAGGCGCGTCGGATGAGGGCGGGGTATCTGTGGTCTCTCATATTCCGTACCTCCCCGCGTTCTTCGCTTTTTCCGGGTGCATTTTGTTGTGGCACGCCTCACACAGGCTGATGAGATTGTCTGCGTTATACGCAAGCTCCGGATGCTCATCCGCGTGCTCGATGTGGTGCACGGTCGTCGCTTGACAGCGCCGCCCATACCGCAGGCAATGCCGACATAAATAGCCATCACGCCTCAGCACAGACGCTCGCAACCTCCGCCATCTCGGCGCGTTGTAATCAAAGCTCATGGCCTACCTCCAAATCGCTGCGCTCTTTCTTCTCGACCTCTCGCAGATACGCTTCCCGACACTCCGTCAGCCGCGCGGTGCAGAGCGCATACGGGCAAACTGCAAGCATACACAAATGCTCGCCCGTCCTCGCGTATGTATCCCACACGCAGCCGCTTGGGCGTGGGCACGGGCGATATGCTTTTTTACTCATCTCTTCGCTTTCCTCCCGAGCTCCTCGATTAGCTTTAGTTCTCGCTCCGAAAAGCTCCACTTTATTGCTTCCTTTTTTCTTGCCGCTTTCTCGGCGGCTTCTTTCTGCGCTGCCGCTTTCTCAGCGGCTTCGGCGGAAAGCAAAAGCCCTGCGCCGTATATTGATTTTTTAACGGCGAGCTGTGCATCTAAGCGGCCAACCTGTGCGCACTCCTTTTGGTATATCTCCAAACTAATGCCGTTGCGTGCCATCTTTTGCATCATTGTCCCCGTCAGTATGTTATCTGGGTAGTCGTATCGTGGCATGCTTTTGCTCGGCTCCCCTTGTGCCTCCACTATTGCCCGCCCTAAGTCTGGCGCAGTCATCGCGGCGATATGTGCATCAAAGCTTGTTACAAATGCCGTTCTTACAAGTGCACCGTTTTCGTATTTTACCGTGCATCCGGGAACTATGTGATTTATTTGCGTAAATATACTTCGCCCGGAAAACAACGTCAGCTCCGGCGCGAACAAAAAGAACGGCACGCCCTCGCTTAAATAAAATTTGCAGATCGGAACGAGCTTTGAAAAAGGCGGATTGTCAACAACTACTGCACCGTTGGAATAATCAAAGCTCTCGTAATCTCCGCCCGGATAAAAAGGGCGAACGATTTTTGCAGGATCAATCCCGTATTTTGCACACGCCCAGTTTTTTACCACCTCGTATACCTCCGGCGGCGTGTAGCAGTCATCCGTCGTTAGCTTAGACTTAAATTTGTCCACAAACGCCTCGTACTCTGCGTTGCTCTCTAAAACTGTCTGTTTTTCCATCGGCGCCTCCTGCATAGCAAAAGCGCCGAGGAACCTAATCCCCGGCGCTTTACCTAATAACTCTATTATTTAGTATATAGAATAAATCGCACCATTTGGTACAAAAACGCCGAAAAGCAAAAATTATTTTTCGCCCGGCTTGAATAAACCGTAATACTGGCTTTTGAGCGTGTTGATCGCCGGAGCTTTACCGCTTTTGCTCATCTGCGCCGCGACCCGGTCCCATGAATAGCCATGAAACGCACGAAGCATCACGACGCGCCGCAACCATGCGCTTTTGATGCCGAATACAAATTGCTCTATCTCTTGCTTTTGCGCTTTGAGCTTTGCAATGTGCTCGGCATATCTCTGCGGCCCAAGCCCGCGCACGGTGATGGGGTGCACGGTAAACGGAAACTCATCCGATGACCCGCGCACTATACCGCTTATCACCGTTTTGTTCTCGCGCTCAAGTTCCTCAATCTCCGCGCAGATGTCGGGGTATTGCTCCAAAAGTTCTTTTGTCATCGCTAGCCTCCTTTACTCATCCTCCGTTAGAGACTCAAGACCATTCAAAAAAAATGCTTCGCCAAGTCCACGCGCAAGCATATACCATTGCATGCCGGTAAAATTCTTTGATTCCATCGTTATGGTCTCGCTTTCTTCATCTTCCGGGTCCGGAGCAAAAGTGACTACCAAACCGCTTTCAACTATTCTTTCTGCCCCGTCCTCGTATCGGATCGTAATCTTTTCTATCTGGCTTTTTTCTTTTTCTGCCCACTGCTTTTTTACAAGTGCCATTTTTGCTCCTCCTTTTATGCTGCTACGTATGCCACCGCCGCGGCGAGGCCCACTAAGCCAAGCACCACCATGGATTTTACACATCGCTCAAGCCCGGCGATATTGTCCGCTGCGTTGTACTCCCGCGACTTGCGCATCACGATGCACTCCGTGAGCATCGCCGCGATTACGAGCACGATCAAGATGATTTTAGTCACTAATCTACGCCCCCTCTGTCCCATCTCCATTTTTGCCCTCTCGTGCAGACCGTGCAGCGCAAATCGTCCATTCCGCACGGATTGTTGTAAAGGCATGTGTCACAGTCCCGCTGCCGCTCGAGCACTTTGTACGCCGCTTGATACAGCTTCGCGGTTTTTATCGCCTCCCGAATAACCGCGCACCCATGCACGCCGCAGTTATGCTCATGCCCGCAACCGAAGCAGCACAAGGAGTCTGCCAGCGACCCGGTCTCCGATTTCATGCGCTCAAGCGCCTTGATAAGTTCATCTGTTGTCATATCTGATTTTCCTTTCGCGTTTTTTCTCAACGGCTTTCCGTACTTCGCGGTGAAAGCCTACTTCGTCTATTGCTTTCGCGCGCTGCTTACTCTCAAGCAATTTTGTAAGCTTGTATCTCATGTACCTTTGGCATGTACTGTGACAAGTCTCGCGCTCGTTTGCGTACCTGTCCGGGCAGTTCTGCGGGCATGGGCCCAGACGCTGCGTCATTCTTTCAACACCACCTTTTGCGTTTGTGGTTCCGCCGTCCACTTTTCCACGTCCACGCCGATCTGGCGCAGCTTGTAAAGCAAAATAAATTCGGCGTTATCCTGCATATCGTAGTGTTTGAGCAATTCCGCCCGATGCACCGCCACGCAGTTCCAAACGCGGCGGAGGCGGTCGGCGCCGAAACCAAACTCTTCATGCAGCGCCCAAAGCAGCATGGCGCAGATTTCAGCCGAAAACTTTTCATCAAGCTCATGCACCTGCCTCGCTATTTCCGCTTTCAACGCCGCTTTTTCCGCTTTGCTCATTTGGTATTGCTGTAAAGCTTTCATTGCTTTATCGTTTCCTCCGTTTCTTATCGCAGTTTTCGGGCGGGCATCCGCGTGGGAGGCCCGTATCATAGCAATAGCAGCACACGCTGTATCGGTCTCCGCGAGAGCCTATCCCGCGCCGGTATATGCAGCCTCGGCAGCTCGCCCGCCGATTTGTCCCCGAAAGCATTATGTAGTACGGCTCTTTAATGCCTGTTGCGCTAAATTTACGTATGTCCATTGCTTTTGCGCTCCTCTCCCTCTATCGTCACCCAGACACTTGGTATATCCGACGACCATCGTTTACAAATCTTCGCGTTCACAATCTGCGCGTCATCTCTGTAAGCAAAACCGTTTAAGGCGTCGCACACAATCTTCATGATGTTGTCCAAGTCCGGCTTTTTCAACGGGAAAAGTGCGCCGCTCGTCATCAGCATTTGTTTTTGCTTGCTGGCGCTCTTAGGGATACTCAAAAATGCCGTGATGATTATATCTATCGGTGCATCGTCGTCAAAGCGTCTCCCCTGTGCTTCGGCTAAAAATCGTTGTCTTACAAGCTCTTCATACGCTACGGTTTTATCCGGTGTGTAGCTCATGCTGCGCCCGGATTTCATTCGCACCACACGAGGGCGGGCTTTACCCTGCGGCTCGCCCGGTATAATAAATTTGATTTTCATATGCCCTCCTCAGAATAGTAAATCATCGTCAGAAATAGCGCTGTAATCATCTTCCATTGGTGTCGGTTTTGCAGCAGCTTCGCGTTTTTCGCCCGTGAAAGCGGCGCTGCTCACAAGCAACTCAGTCGCCTTCCGCTTGTTGCCGTCCTTGTCCGTATAGTTGCGTGTCTGAAGCTCGCCGTCAAGCGCGATCAGCCCACCTTTGCTAAAATATTTTGTGATAAACTCAGCCGAGTTGCGCCACGCCACACAATCAATAAAATCCGACTGGTACTCGCCGTTAGCATCCTTAAAGCTGCGTGTCACCGCCACACAAAACTGGCACACAGCGGTGCCGCTTTGCGTATGCCGCAGCTCCAAGTCTCTTGTAATGCGCCCCATAATATGCACGCCATTACTTGCACTCATTTTAAAATCCTCCTAATCTGTAATTACGGGATATATCCCGCTTAATGTTGTTTGTATGCGCCCGGGCCCGCTCGGCAATACGCGATCCGATCGCATCATCGAGCTGTAAAATTTCCGCCGTTGTCAGCTCGGAAGAAATCACGGTCAGCTTGCGCCCGTTGTATCGGTTGTTGATGATCTCGTATGCAAGGTTTAAATCTCCCTGCGTCGGCGGTGACTTTTTGCCATTGTCGCCCGCGCCTGTGCGCAAAAAATCATCGAGGTAAAGGCAGTCTGTTTTCATCAACTCGTCCATACGTGCAGTATATCCGGGCTCATTGA